CCGGAGCGGTCTTCGCATTCAACGTCTTGCCGGTATATCCATCCGCCGGCGGTGCAGCACCAAGCGCACAGACTGTCTCGCTATCATTCACAGTGATCGCAACACCTACAGAAACTTTCTAAACTAAAAGAATCGGGAGCACGAAATGAAACTACCAATCACAATTCAATATCAAAATGGCGAGGAATCTACTTTCACAGCCGCTCCGCCGGAGTGGATGAAGTGGGAGCAGAAGACTGGCAACACCATCAGCCAAGCGCAAGACAAGATCGGAGTCGCAGATCTTCTCTTTTTGGCATATCACGCTATGAAGCGCGAAGCAGCTGGCAAGCCGGTCAAGCCATTCGAAGCATGGGCAGAAGGCGTCTCAGACATTCAAGTCGGTGAAGCTAGCCCAAAAGCTACAGCGTCGGAAGTCTAAATCGATTGCTCTGGGAACTGGCCATCGCGACAGGTCAGTCTCGGAGCGAATTCGAAACAGCTGAAGACGTACACACGGCAATCGAGATTCTGGAGAAGAGAAATGGCAGCTAGCGGACAAGGTCGTGTGACGATCGAAGTCGAGCCGTATCAGCTGAAGCAACTTTTCCAGCTTCTCGCAGCTCTACCAAAAGATTCGCAAAATGAGATTCGTGATCAAGCGCAGATGATGTCAAAGCGTCTGGCTGGTCAGCTTCTTATGTATTCGCACGGTGCTCCAGCTCCACAGACTCGTCTCGTGGCACAGACAATCTCAACGCCACGCGATCGACTCATTCGCGTCGATGTCGGTGGATCAAAGAAAGTCGGTCGTAAATGGGGCGGCGAGACTTCAAAGAATGGAAAGAGCAAAGTGCGTCAGCAACAAGCTCCAGCCGGAGCTCTTTTATGGGGCACGGAATTCGGCGGCCATGCTGGCGTCGATGCCATCGGTCGTAAATACACAAACCGATTCAAAGCTGCTCCGAAGAAAGGCGGCTACTGGATCAATCCAGCCGTCGATTACTACACGCCAATAGTCGCGAGAGAATACATCCAACTCATTCAAGACGTCGTGAAGAGAGTGGGTCTTAACTAATGGCCGGTATTCCAAAAGTCAAAATCACGTTCGATGCGGATCTCGATGAATTAAAAAAGGGAGTCAAAAGCGCGACTGGTGAAGTCCAGAGCTTCGGCAGTCGTGTTGCAGACTTCGGAAAGAAAGCAGCTCTAGCATTCGCAGTCGCCGGAGCGGCCGTCACTGCATTCGCGGTCTCAGCTGTCAAAGCTGCCGCACAGGATCAAGCTGCGCAACAAAAGCTCGCAGATACAATTAAAGCGACAACCGATGCAACAGCTCAACAGATTGCCGGTATAGATCGCTACATCACGAAGACATCCATCGCGGCTTCTGTAACGGATGACCAAATTCGTCCGGCTCTGGCGAGATTGGCCAGAAGTACGGGAGACGTGCAGGAGTCACAGGATCTCCTAGCTCTTGCATTAGATTTAAGTGCCGCAAGTGGAAAATCGCTCGAAGTAACTTCCAACGCCTTGGCAAAGGCCAACGAGGGATCGAATACAGCTCTGAAGAAGCTCGGTCTCGGTCTCGATGAAAACTATCTGAAGACGGCTTCAAATGATCAGATTGTCAAAGATCTCACAGCTACTTACGGAAACTTTTCAGAAAATCAAGCCAAGACAGCTGAAGCTCGATTCAGATCGATGTCGATTGCCATTCAAGAATCGAAAGAAGCTATCGGAGCGGCACTGCTACCGGTGGCCGAGAAGCTTGCGACTTTCGTGCTGGAGACTCTTATTCCGGCAATCGATGGATTCATCGGCGGCTTGACTGGAAACGAAGGATTGAAATCAAGTCTTACTGAATCACAAAAAAATATGTTCGAATGGGGCGAGCGCGTTAGAGGGCTTATCAAAACAATCGTCGATTTCAAAGAAGAATTATTGGTCGTCGGTGCAGTCATCGCTGCCGTCTTCGTAGCTTCAAAGATTTCAGCTGGAGTCACTGCCACAATCGCAGTCATTAAAAGTCTTATCGTGGCGTATAACGCTCTCAAAGCTTCAGCTATTGTCGCCGGCGTAGCTTCTGCATTCGCTCTCAATCCGCTTCTCGGAGTCGGAGCTGTGGCTCTTGCAGCTGGCGTCTTAGCTGGAGCTAATGCGCTGGCACGATCCGGAGATACTTCAACAGATTTCGGCGGTGGCGGATCTAATCCAATTCAGTCCGGCACATATCTCAGCGGATCAGCTGGCGGTGGTGGTGGGGTTGGTGGTGGTGGATTCGGCGGCGGTGGCGGCGGATCAGCTGGCGGTGGTGGATCTAGTGTCATGACTCCAAGCGGTGCAACTAGCTTGCAAAATCTTGTCAGTCGATTGACAGGTATTTCAGACAAATTCACAGAATTACAATTCTTGGTCGATACTGGCGGAATCAGTAAGAGCGCAGGAATCGCACAGCTCAACGCTTTAACAAAAGAATTCAACGTGCTTCAGAGCCAAGCTGATGCACTTACTGGCGCAGGTGCGCAAGGTACGTTCGACGTCGGCTCATTCCGCCGCGGAGAAGCTGCAACGATGATTACTGTCAATATGGGCATCGTAGGCGATCCAGAAGGTGCAGCTCGCGCAGTCGAGCAAGTATTCCAAGACTCGCTCGCTCGTGGCGGTATCAGCTCCACAGTGGGAGCTTACGACCGATGACACAGTGGTCTCCGGTCTGGTCGGTCACGATCGGTGGCGTCGATTACACAGACATAACACTTTCAAATCTTTCAATTACGTCCGGTCGTACTGACTTTTACGTCCAGCCAGCTGCCGGATACTGCTCTGTCGAGATTATCAATCTTGACGAGAATGTGACTATCACTGCCGATCTTAACGATCAGATAACAATTCAGGTCAAAGATTCCACAGGTACATTCGTGCCAATCTTCGGCGGCTTCGTCACTGACTTATCTCAGACGGTCAAAAGCGCAGGATCCGTCATGATTACGCAATCATTCAAGATTATCGCCATGGGAGCTCTGGCCAAGCTTGCGAAGATTTTGGTCGATGGCGTCTTGGCCAAGGATTTCGATGGCACTCAAATCTATGACATCTTAGAGCCGCTTCTTTTCGGATCATGGGATGAAGTGCCGCCAGCTCTTACATGGGCGACTTATGATCCGACGACTCAATGGCTGGATGCGCAAAATACCGGACTCGGCGAGATAGATCAGCCGGGCGATTATGAGCTGGCGGCTAGATCATCATCACGCGCCACAGCTCTGAATATCGTTTCCGGTCTTGCCACATCTGGACTCGGTTATCTATATGAAGATGGCCAAGGTCGAATCTGCTATGCAGACAGCACGCATCGAAGCCAATATCTTGCAGCTAATGGATTTACCGAACTTTCAGCTAATGACGCGCTGGCCAATGGAATTTCAGTAGCTCGACGCACCGGAGATCTTCGGAATTCCGTGACGGTTAAATACAACGCCACATCTTCAGCTGAACAATCTGCCAGCGATGCAACATCGATTGCGACCTATGGACAACAGGGCTACATCGTCACAACGACTCTTCACAATTCAGCCGATGCTCTTAGCCAAGCCGAATTCTATCTGGAGCTTCGAGCCTATCCACAAGACATCTTTCGGACTCTTAATTATGAGCTAACAAATTCCGAACTCACAGACATCGATCGTGATGATCTTCTGGGAATCTTTATGGGCTTGCCGGTGGACATCACAGACTTACCGGCCAACATGATCAGCGGCACATTTCAAGGCTTCGTCGAAGGTTGGACATTCTCTTCTTCATACAATCGACTAGCTCTGACCGTCAATCTGTCTCCGGTGGCTTATAGCTTGCAAGCGATGAAGTGGCTCAATGTGCCAATCGCAGAGACATGGCAGACAATATCACCGACTTTAACGTGGGAAAATGCGACAATAGTCGCCTAGACATAAGGAGAAAAAATGGCAACGACTACGAACTACGGCTGGAGCACTCCAGACGACACAGCTCTAGTCTCACAAGGCGCAGCGGCGATTCGTACACTCGGATCATCGGTAGACACAACCGTGAAGGCGTTGTCTCCGGGAACGACAGCCGGTGATGTGGACTACTACACATCCAGCACAGCGAAAGCTCGTCTCGGAATTGGTACATCTGGTCAAGTCTTATCCGTATCCGGCGGAGTGCCAGCATGGGCGACTGTATCTGCATCAAGTTTAACTTTACTCAGCACGACAACACTTAGCGGAGCAAGCACAACAATTAGCGGAATTTCAGGCAGTTATCAAGATTTACAAGTAATTGTCTATGGAGTAAATTGCAGCGCAAACGGAAATCTAAGAATTGCGCCAAATGGTTCAACAACAATAACAACAATGACCAGAGCGCAAACAGGACAAACTCTTGATGATTATATGTACATATGTGGAACTGGAATGAGAATTAGCGTTCCCGATAATACTGCAAGCATCACAATCTATAATTACGCTGGAGCATTCGAAAAGCCTTTTGATTTTGCTGGATATGGTTATCAAGCAAGCAACGCACAAGTTGCAACAGGTGGAACAGGTGGAATTCGCACCACAAGCGCAATCACTTCTTTGGTTGTATCAATACCTTCAGGCACAATGAGCGCAGGAACAGTTCTAATTTACGGAGTTAAATAATGGCAAAAACAACATCTCGTCCAATGGTTAGATTTCATAATATAGAAACCGATGAAATAATTGACCGCGAAATGAATGATCAAGAGTTTGCACAATGGCAAGCGGATCAAGCAACACAGGCAGAAGCAGACGCCGCCGCTGCACAAGAAGCCGCGGATCGTGCAGCACTTCTTGCACAACTAGGCATCACCGAAGAGCAAGCGAAGCTTCTACTCGGATGACGTATCCAACTGGCACAGCTGCTCGATTGGTCGAAGTAGCGTTGGCAGAAGTCGGCACGATTGAAGAAGGCGACAATCTGACTAAGTACGGCAAATTTATGAAAGCCGATGGCTTGCCGTGGTGCGGAAGTTTCGTCAGCTGGTGTGCGTCAGAAAGTGGCGTAAAGATTCCATCGATGGTTTCAACGGCTGCCGGAGCTAATAAGATGAAAGATCTAGGCCGCTGGATAGACACAAAGCCACAGGTCGGAGATTTATGCTTTATGGACTTTCCGCATGATGGCATCGACAGGATCTCACACATTGGCATCGTCGTAAAAACCGGAGCGACTTCAGTGATCTGCGTTGAAGGTAATACATCGGGAACAGGCGATCAGCGAAATGGCGGAATGGTCATGATCAAGCGTCGCGCTATTGGAAAAGAAGTCGTCGGATTCGCTCGGCCTAAGCTTGTTTCATATTCGGGAGAATATCCAGCTGTGGAGATTCCAGATGAAGCTCCCAAGAAAGGCAAGAAAAAATGAAACAGATCCAATCAATTGCAGCATCGTGGCTTCGCTCATTCTTAGCCGCATCACTGGCCGTCTATATGGCCGGACAGACAGATCCGAAGACAATTGGCATGGCCGG